GTCTTGGTAGGCTTGCGTCAGACCCTGTTGCTGTAACGCTTGTTGTTGACCGCCGTAAGCATTTTGCAGCTTGTTGATGTCCATACCTTGAGCAAATTCTTGCCCGCCAAGTGCGCCAAGTTGACCAGCACCTTGAATCGCCGTCTGGAGACCCTGCATGCCGTAGCCCGCACCATACTGTTTGGACTGTTCTCCAAGCTGCTGCGCTTGCATACGGCGAGCTTGATCGGCATTAAATTGAGCTTGTGCGTTCTCGTAGGAAGACTGAAGACCCCTAGCTTGGATATCGCCCTTTTGCGTAGCCAAATTTCGTGCAGCTTCAGCCCCCAGAATGGCTTGACGGCCCCCACCAAAAGCACCGGACTTGGTTGCTTGGCTAGCTAGTTGTGTACCGGCGATGTCGCCTTGGCGCTGGGCTTCCCGCTGCTGGATGTCAACCACATTCTGCATGTACGGAGACATGTACTGTTGTGCGGAGCCTCCATCAAACTGGCCTGCTTGGAACTGTGTCGGGTCGTACTGAGCACCAAGAGCGCCCAAGCCCGCTGCACCGGCAAGTTGAGTACCAAACCCAGTGGCCCCAGAGGTCTTCATGTTTGCAGCGTTTTGTTGAGACTGCTGCTGCAAAGGACTAAAGCCCGCAATACGGTTAGCCCCGTAAGTTTGGTAAGGGTTCTGATTTACATCTGTGAGAGCGGATGTTTTAGCCAGCGTATCTTTAGCGTAACCCTTGGCCCACTCAGGCAGTTCAGTAATTTGAGTTTGCGTTTGAGCAGGCTCACTACTACCGCCGCCACCGCCGCCATAAATGATGCGCCCACCCTCTTTACGGGTTACGCTTTCGCCGAGTGGTTCGCCTGCGGCGTATAGTTGTCTGCGGGAGTAATTCATACGGGCTCCATGCTCAGTATTTTTGTAAACAGCTTATCTGTCATTTTGTATCCAAGATACTCAAATAAGCGAGAGTTATCCAAATGAAGCTTGGTGTGCATAATAATTCTATGTACACCAGCATCTCTAAGCACATCTTCAGCGTACTGGAACAGTCGTATCCCAGTTCGGCCTTGACGGAATTCTTTTTTCAAGAAGTAAATATCTTCAAACGCGGTTCTGCAAGACTTGTAGTGTAAATGAGGGTTGACTATAAAGATAGCGTAACCAATCAAGTCTCCATCTCTCCTGCAAGTGATGCACTTCAACATACCAGCTACACATAGCCTGCCGTACGCCTCGTAATCCGGGTTCAAAGGAAAATCCTTTGTAACACACAGCTCGTCGTAGTGCTCCGGCAAAATTAACCGGAGCTCATCAATAAATACAGAAGGGTCAGCTTCTGCGTATACAGTTGTCATGCTGGTAGATGCTTAGCCGCACGGCTGTTAGCTGCTACTTTGCTTTTACCGATTGTTTTGCCACGAGCCTTTTGAACCCTGTCCATCATGGCATACAGCTTACGGGCACCAGCCTCAGTCGAGCCGTTGCCTAGCTCGGACACAATCCGCGCTGGAACTACAAATTCTCCGTCGGCAAGCCGAGCCGGTTGCTTCTTGCCAATCATTGCAGGAATAGAGTCAGAGATGCCATCGCCGGGGCCACGCAGAAGTCTGCCGCCGTCGGAGTAGTCACCAAGGTTAGATATGCCGCCTTCGGCAAACTGCGCTTGACCAGTGTAAGGATTCATGCCAACACCTTGCGGCCCGGTAACCACGTTTCGACTGATTGGCTGCTGATACGGAGTTGCGTACGCGCCCGTATCTATGGCGGCTTGCGGATAGCCAGTGTTCATACCTATCGCATTGGCGTCTGACATTGCCTCAACGGGCCCGCCGGACGCATAGCCGTACATGCTTTTAGCTGTTGCATCGTCAATTGGCATGTACGAGGGGTTGAAATACTTTTGTTCTTTGCCAAAGTTTCGACCTTGATTGTCGTAACCGGGCACGTCAGGGTTAGGTGTTGGTGTTTGCGTTCCAACGTTAAATTTATACCGCTGTCCCAGACTGGTGTCTTGCTTCATATCTGGTTGTTTAGTGGTTGTCTCCAGAAGCATCGGGGCCGCTGCCGCAAGTCCGGCCATACCCAAACCTTTAGTCCCACCAATCTGGGTCATAAAAGCATCGCGACCGGCTCCAGAGCCAAGATTTGACAAACCACTGCCCATTGTTTTTAGCTTTTCCAACGGCCCTGCATTTTGAAATGCGGTTGTTGCTGCGTTTGACGCATCTACATACGGTTGTGTTTTGCCCAAAATGCTGGCCGCGTAATCTGGAACCATAGCGGGAGTTAGCCCGCTAGCAGGAACAGCGCTAGCAAGTTCTGCTATGCCAGCTTGCGTTTGTGCAAGTTGGGGGGCTACTGAAGCTTGCACCCCCGCGCCAGCCAAAGCCGAGCCCAAACCAGCGCCACCGTAAGCACCAAGACCAGCCTTCAGACCTTCTTTTAGACTACCCGTAGCCAGTCCATAACCCCCGCCAACAAGGCCTGCGGCCATCAAAGGGCCGACACCCGGAATCATAGAGACCCCTGCGCCAATTAACATAGGCAGCAAAGACGACAAAAAGCCTGCCTCTGGCAGACCTGTATCTGGGTTAATTGTGAGTGACCCGCCGTGAGCCATAGCCAATTGTTGGAGGCTTTTTACTTCGCTGGGGGCCATGTGGACAAGCATGGAGTCCGGCCCACGGCCAAACGAAGCGAGTCCTTGTGCGGTTTGATTCATGGTTGCCTCTGAAGTCGGGGGTGGGTTGAGTTTATCATGGTGCTACCTTTAACACAAACGATGTTGTGTCGTAGTAAACGTCCCCAGTTTTAAGCCTACCTGCTGCTTGGTCTACCTGTGTTGGAAGACTGATACGTAGGGTTCCGGCTGTCACTCCGGGCTGGCTAAAACTGAGCGCGGTTACGATCGCATTGTTTATATTCTGTGTGGCGGCAAGAACTGCGCCGGGGTTGTCTAGCTGATTAAAGTACAGGCGTATAGCACTAAGCAACACCTCCATGAACTGCTGGTCATATTCAAGCGGAGCACTGGGAAGACGCGGAGCGCGAACTAGGGGGTTGCTCATGCTTACCTTCTACCGTCTGGTCGTACTTCAATCCGGGGGACACCAAGCTGCCAAGCTGTGCCTAGCGTGTCGGAGCCCACTTTAAACGCCATCTGACGCCCGCGAATCCTGACATAGACCTGTTCAGTAAACTGCTGCACGTTGTACGTGCGTTGTCCAGCGTAACTAATGCTGCTTATGACTTCAGGGTTGTTTGAGTTGCCGTAGTTAGACCCGGGGAACTGCCGAGGCCGAACCGTAAAGTCCAACGTAGGAGCATTAACTGTGGAACCATCAAAGGTCACGTCTGGAATAAGCCGCCAGACAAACCCAAAGTTGTGCCCATCCCCAATATCAAAGTCAGCAGACTGCACAAAACAAGTAATGGGTGAAGGTGGATTAGTCGTACCGTCATCCACCCCAATCTCGTGATACAAAAGCTGATTCGCGTAGGTGGTCGCCATCGGCTCCACGCGCAGGGGGCTGTCCAACCAAGCAGTACGAGCTAATGTGCCGTAGTACCAGACGCGCTCAAGGTAGTTGTAGACCACGTACTTGTCGATGGTGGATGAATTGGCCGAGCAGTAGTACCACCAGATTTCATTGAACCCCTCGTTCGTGCCAGCAAAGAACTGAAAAGACTGCGACAAGTTGATGTCGTTGTAAACATAAGAGCGCAGTGTGCACGGCAGTGTTTCAACGCGACCGGAGTACATATAGAACTTGTCCACACCCATCCAGTAGGTGATGTTGTTGGCCGTAGCCGCTGCGTTTGGCCCAACAATAGACAGGTTGTCGCCCAGAATCTGAAAACCCCAAACGTAGGGAGCGCCCAAATACTGCATAGAGTAAATAGCCGCATCTGTCCAGACCAAAATCTCCTGTCGAGCCTGCATAGCGGTAATGATCTGGGAGCCGTGACTAAGCGTATAGCTGCCTGCTTGATTGGTAACAGCCGGTGTCCACTGTGTGTAATCTTCTTGGTCTGACCAGCGTACCAGCATGGGGTTCTGTACAGCGGAACCGTAGTCGTTTACACCAAAACAGATTACAAATCGTGAGGCGTCCGACACCATAACAAAGTTACAAATGTCTGGGGTATCCCCGGTAGTAAGCAGAGTGCCCCTATCAAAGATTGTTGGGTTGGCGTTGACTTCCCAGTAGTACAGCCCGCCGCCACGAGGATTAAAAATTAAGTCCTCTCCAAAGTTTGATTGACTCCACAAACGAAGCTGAACGCCGAGGCCCACACCAGCGGGTGCAGCAGAACCCCAGCCTGTGCTTGTGTATCCGGTGTTGATACCGCCCCAACCACCAGAACCCCAGCCCACACTGACCGTGTAAACATCAGAGCCAGTCGTGATTTGGTACGCACCCACAGTAGCACTGCCGCCGTTGCCGACATCCGAAGCGTTTGCCGCAACAGCGGAAGTGATTGTGTAGACGTTGTTGCTGGTGACGGCCACTACTTGATACTCTGTATTGAGCACGGTAGCGGTAATTACCCCGCCAAGGCTGACTGCACCACTGTATGTAACAAAGTCTCCAGCCTGCGACCCGTGCGCGGAATCGGTAACTGTTAGGGTGGTTGAGCCGTTGGTGGCCGCAAAAGTTACATCCCCAGCAGCGGTTGTAAGGCGTAGGGGAGTGACGTCGTAGAAAGTACCGCCAGTGCCGCTCTGGATATAGAACTTGAGGTTGGTTCCAACGCCCAGCAGGTTGTAGCTAGATAGTGTGATCCAGTTCCACAGTGACCGACAGACACCCCAGAACGAACCCGCAGGGGGAGTTAGAGCAGCATTAGTTGTGCCCGTGTCAGCAACCCAACCGCCAATCTTCTCCGCTGAGCCCGAGCGAAAACGAACCTTGTCGCTTTCAAACCAACCACCCTCATTTGCAAGTGTGGTGGACTCCCGGTTTATACCGGGTCTGAACTGAAGTTTTTGAAGTGGCATGGTTCATTTTCCCACGAATCAAGCGAAAGGTCGAGTGCCTGCTTTGTCAATGATAAGCGCAACCCCTCTTGGTTCTGCATCTTCAGTATTTGGGATGCTGATGTGCGTCCATCGGTCGAACTCACGGATGATCTGGTCATAGGGTAAACCCGCAGCAATTACCGCACGGACTACCTCATCAGGGGTCACACCCGGTACTCGGAGGTCAGCCGCGCACCCCTTACGATGCTGAGACTTGTCAGAACTTCCAACTGCATCGTTGACCTGCTTACTGCGGAACGCGGAGTTAATCATCACGGGCTTGCCGCCAAGGGTTTCCTTGACCTGCTCCAGCAGTTGCGCCAAGCGTTGCAGGTTACTGATTTCCTCTTGGGTCGGGCTGTTGTCAAACTCACGGTGGTCGGTGACGGTGAGTTCGTCGAGGGTGAAGTGTGGGCTTAGGTTCATTTTGCTGCCTTTGACAATAAATCTGTTTTGGCTTGAGAGCCTGCCGATGATCCAAAGTAGTAAGAAATAATGCCCGTCCAAGCCGTACCCAGTGAGCCAAGCATCATCAAAATGGCAGGGTTGCTGCTGTCAATTTTGTTAAAAAACATCATGCCCATAATGCCAAAGAAGCCGACAGTTACAGTTCCAGCCAATAAAGGAGGAACAATAGATCGCGTCGCAGCTTGCATGTCACGCGCAGACTTGCGGTCTTCAACTTCCAGTTTTGCAAAGTTGAGGCCAAGTTCATTGGCTTGTTTTTGCAATTCAATCTCCGCAATCTTGACTTGAGCAATTTGCTCTGCTGAAAGTTTGTTGTTGGAGATAAGATCGTTAACTTCAGTAGGATCGACTCCAGTAGCTTTGCTAATAGCGGCTACAGCCATCCCTACTAATGGACCCCCCATTGCCGAAGCAATTGTTGGCGCAATTTGTTTTAACCAATCCATTATTGTTTACTCCTTGAAAGCATGGTTGCGGCAATACTCAGCATGGTTCGTGCTGATTCTAAGTTTTCGGGTTCGGTTTCCCATCCCACGGTTATCTGCCCCACAAACCGCCCCGGCTCTGGTGGAACACTGATTCTGCAAGTATAGGTAACGCCCTTGTTAATGTACCAAATCCCCATTTCAGACTGCGCCGTGCGGTACTCTCCGCAAGGGATTTCATTCGCCAT